GAAAGATGATTTAGAGGATCTGCTGTCAAGGCTGGAAGAACCGACCCTCGACTAAAAAAGACTGTCATATATAACTTAACTGTTGCATGATTTGAATTGTAATGGTATAATGTAAATGTAATTATTACAAAGTTATGGCAAAAGGATTTACAGTAAAAGCAGATGTACCGAAGAAAAAGAATATAGACGAGTTTGATATCGCAGAGTGTCGTAAACTGATACGAGGAAAGACAATCGTATTCTGTCTACCTGGTAGAGGGGTATCCTATCAGTTTCTGAAGAGTTTCGTAGGTCTCTGTTTTGATTTGGTACAGAACGGTGCAGGCATTCAGATATCACAAGACTACAGTTCGATGGTGAACTTCGCAAGATGTAAGTGTCTTGGTGCAAATGTACTACGAGGCCCTGATCAGAAGCCATGGGATGGCAATCTAAAGTATGACTATCAGTTATGGATTGATTCTGATATTATGTTTGATACAGAGAAGTTCTATAGATTAATTAACAATGCCATACCAAAGGAGGCAAGAACATATAAGGATATCACTCAACCAGTGTTGAATGAGGATGGAACAGAAAAGAAAGATGATAAGGGTGAAGCAGTAACTCAAGTAGTTGGACAGAACATTATTGTAGATCCAGAGAAGGAAAGAGAGATCGTTGCAGGTTGGTACTGCACAGAAGATGGGCGAACAACTTCCATCGCTCACTGGCTAGAGGAGGGTGACTTCCGAAACAATGGTGGAGTGATGAACCATGAGACTCTCGAAACCATGAGTAAGAGAAGAAAACCGTTCACTTGTGATTACACAGGATTCGGTTGGGTGCTCATCAAGAATGGAGTGTTTGAGCACGAGAAGATGAAGTATCCTTGGTTTGCACCGAAGATGCAGGTGTTTGAGTCTGGAGAGGTACAGGATATGTGTGGAGAGGACGTTTCGTTCTGTCTTGATGCAATCGAAGCAGGTTTCGAGATCTGGTGCGATCCACTTATTCGTGTCGGTCATGAAAAAACGAGAGTTATCTAATGAAAGATCAGAATACTATCAACATACAGGAAACAGAAGATATCAGATGGAATCGTGGACTGGATCTCTTTATTGAGTCAGTCCACAAGCCTGATGATAAGTTGAGGTCTTGTGCTCATAATCAGAATTGTTATGATGAACTGATGGGAGTGAAGAGTAAAGTCTTGGAGTATCTGAAGACTCTGAGGAAGTAAAAAAATCGTCGTCAAAGACAAAAAATCGTCGTTAAAGTTAAAGGAGTATTAATTATGGCAACAAAATTTAATAATGGTGTAGCAACTGTTGAATCAAAACCAAAGAAGTCAAGACAAGGAAGAGGAAAGCATAGTAAGTACTCTGCTACGAGTCGTAACGGGGCAAAGAAGAGATACAGAGGTCAAGGCAAGTGAAGTGTTGGCACTGCGACACTGAATTGATCTGGGGAGGAGATCATGAACTCGAAGAGGAGTTCTATGGTAAAGATCATATCTATGATTTCGTATCCAACCTATCTTGTCCAAAATGTAAATCTTACGTCGAAGTTTATCATCACATCTAAATGGCTACCTTAATTGCAAAT